TTTGTAGCTCACCAGAAATATTGGATATTATTTTGTTAAAATCATTTGGATATCGATTTTTATAAAAATGGATACCAAATATTAATCCAATAAATGTAAAAATTGTTGTATATATCATTTTAATAAAGATATATACATATATATTTCTAAATTGTTTTTATTTTATTTATTGAAATTGTGGGTCTGAACTACCTGTCGGAGTATTTGTTGTGCTAGTACTACTGTAAATTAGATTTGAATCTGGATTAGTATTTGAATTATCACATTTAAAATTCAATGTTCCAGTTGCCGCATCTAGACCAAATACATATAATAATATAGTAACTATTACCGTCATAAACATAAACGGAATAAATACAATTATCCATGATATTATAGACATACCACCTTGACAAAGCGCATTTAAAAGAAAGGTAATAGTAACCATCACAATAAATTTGAAAAATGCGGTATTATATAACCCCTTAAATGTATCTATAACTATTTGTGTCAATGAGAATGCTAAATAAATAAGTGCTGGGGGGCATATTGAATCCATTTGTAATTAATTTCTTATATTATTTGTATATTTTAATTCTTTTTTATAAGTGTCTTATAAACAAGTGTTTTTTATGAGAAGATTGGCTCTCCATCCTTGATTACTCCAACTTGCTTACCGACCTCTCCATCTGCGTCAACTTCGTATAGGATTCCATTCTCTTCACTTGTAGCATAATATGTAACATCGTCAATTTCAATTTCAAAGACCTCTTCCTCTTCCTCTTCCTCTTCTTTAGCGCTTACTTCTACCTCAGTTTCACTTATTTCTTCTTCTTCCGCTACGCTTATTTCTTCTTCTTCAGCTACGCTTATTTCTTCTTCCACTAATTCTTCTTCTTCCACTAATTCTTCTTCAGAATCAGATATTTCTTTTTCAGATTCATCTAGTTCTGATTCGCTTTCTGCTTCTGAGTTTACGACCGAAGAGTTTACGACCGAAGAGTTTACGACCGAAGAGTTTACGACCGAAGAGTTTACGACCGAAGAGTTTACGACCGAAGAGTTTACAACTGTAGAGTTGTCTATTTTAATTATCTTCACTTCTGCTGATACAATTTCATCTGATACAATTTCATCTAATACAATAATGTCTTCCTCTAAATCAGAAAGCTCTATTTCATCATCTGAATCTTCTACTTCTAATTCTACTTCTATTTCTAAATTTACTGATTTTATCTCTTCTATTTTCAATTGAATATGCTCTTCGTTATTATTAAGTGAAGTGTTTGTAAACTTTTCAGTCGTAAACTTTTCAGTCGTAAACTTTTCAGTCGTAAACTTAGAAGTGGTATTACAAGATATACTCTTAATTGCCTCTGACAATTGTAACAAACTATTATTAATTGCTCCTAGTTGGTCGTGGATTTTAGAAATGTCCTCACTATAATCTTTTACAGGAGGAATATTAGTAATATTAGAAGTAGGACCAGAATCAGCAGAATTAAAATTTGTATTCATCCTAGTATTTAATATGTTTATTTCCTCTTCATAAGCATTAACTACTTTTTGTACAATTGGCAATGATAAAACATCTGTATTTGTATTAGCTTTGATATTGTTAGTATTTTGTTTTACTAATCCAAGCAACTGCTCAATGCTAATCATTTGAATTAATTTTTCTAAATTTTGTGATAAATGGGACATTCTTGTTATAATATACTATAATGCTATTCGTTTAATATGATTTAAAAAATATTTAATCTATTTATATAAATGTCTAAGGATTTCACTACTGATAAGGCAACAAGTGATAAAGAAAATACTGATTTGGTAAAAAAGGTTTTAGCGCAAACTAATTATACAGAAGAAAAGGCAGAAGCCAAGTTACAAGAATTTAATAATGATGTGTTTCGTGTTTTAAAGGATTATATGGGAATCCCTGAAAAGAAGACGGATACCAAAATCAAGTCAATCAATCAAGAAATATATAAGCAAATTCGACATACATTGGATAGCTCAATGAAGGAATATAGGGAAAAGAATCCGGTAAATATTGAGCAAGTAATTACAAATCTCACTGAGTCTGAGGAAAATGAGAAGGTAAAGAACGGTAATTAAACAATTTTTGATAGATATTATAAAATAAATGTATTTATTATTTTATAATTTATTTTTGTTAATTACTACTTCAGTTAAGTTTTCTAGATTGCTTTGAACCCTTTCTTTTTTTCATTTTGGTCTTTTTTATAAAATTTCTTACTTGTTTCTTCTTTGTATTGTAATGTTTCCTATAATGTTTTTTGGTTATTTTCCTTTTAGACATACCACCAAAAGAAAACATACTACGTGAAAATTCAGTTATGGCATTAGTAACAAGACTAAAACAGTTTCTAAAATCTTCTGCGCTTGCTTTACAAGCAGAAAAAAATGTAATTTTTTTTGTTTCTTCCTGCTGAAGTTGCGTTTTTCTTAATAAACCAAATTCATAATCCTTTTTCTTTTTTTCCTCCTCTTTGGCAGTTTTTTTCTGTATTTTTATATCATTTAACGCAGCCTTTAGATTATTATCGTATTCTGATTTTGTAGTTTCTAAAATTTTTATCTTCTTGCTTATATTTTTTTTAGCAGCAGCAGCAGCAGCTTTTTTCTCTTCTTTACGCGCATCTTTTAATTCTTTGTTAACAATTACAATTTTACTTTTTATATCAGTTATATTATTATCTATCTCAGAAAGGTCTCTTTCTATATTTGCCATTTTTCTTATTTGTGATTGGAGGTCCTTATTTAATTCATTTAATTCATCTTGTATTTGCGCCAGTTTGTCATTACCAGCAGCTCCCATTCCAACTGCTGTTGCTGCTGTTCTTGATGGTCGGTTATTTTTATATTGTTCTTGTCTACTAGCAACTTCTATACTGTTTGTTAACTCTGTTAAAACCCTATTCATAGCATCTCGTTGTTTATCTTGAATATATGTTTGAGCAATTGTAAGTTGCCCTATAATACGATTTATAACTGCTTCAGATATAAAAGCCAAACTAATATTAGCAGCAGCATTATTGGTTAATTCTGCTTGTAAAAAACGAAAATATATTATTTGAGAACCAATAATGTCTTCTACCTTTTTATTAGCTCTTGTTCTTGTTGTTAATAAAGTTGAAACTAACCCTCTGTTTGATGCGTTTGACGTTATAAAACCTTGAATATTTGATGAGGTTATTTTTCCTAAAAACCCAATTTGTTTTTTTTGCTCAGCATCAGTTATTGATGATATTAACATTGATATTTCTAAATCTAATAATTCTTTCATAGTTTTACCCAATTCGCCTTCATCAAAGAAAACATATTTAATGTTAGTTAAAAAAATTCTTAATTTTTGTATAAAAGTACCTAAGTCTGATATTTCTGCATCATTAATACTAGTACCACCGCCACCAGCACCCATATTATTTGGAGGAAACGCAGCTAACAAACTTCTATCTACAAAAGTGTCATCGTCAACTTGAGAATATTCTGTAAACTCGTAAAGCTTATTATACATCATTTTTAATAAATTTCTAATTTCAGTTATTTTAGCTGCTTTTTTATCACCCTCATCTACATCGTATAATAGTGTTTGTCCATTTACAAACACTCCTCCTCCTGCTGATGTTGCAAACAAATAGCCTTCCATTTTTGCCGTCCATAATTCTATAAAACGTTTAGATTCAGGTGTTTCAAAAAATGGTTTTAAAATAGCCAATATGGGTGACTTAAAGTTATTATCACTTAAACCAGCCATAGATATCATTATTTGGTCCTTTGAATATAAAAAAATTAGTTTTAATATGTTATTTAATTGAATAATTTGTTGAATTTTTGCTTCTTCTTCTTCTTGTACTACTCCTAATATACTTATAATATCGTCTAATTCATTTTGACTATAATTTTGTGGTCTAACTGCTTCTCTATAACTTATATATTTGTTTATTCTTTTCCAAGTGTCTCTTTGTAATTTATCACCAATTGTTTTTCCATATACAACTATTGCAAAAAAACTACCCCAAGTTCGAGGGAAACGGAAATTAGCATGATTTATTACAAATCGAGCATATTCATATAAACGTGTATAACTTGGGCTAGGACAAGTTTCTATTATGCTGTCTAATATATCATTATCATAATCAGTGTTTAAACTAATATTAAGAGCTCTAAATGTATTATCCAATTTGTATTTTAGAAAAATAATAGCAGATATAACGGATGAAACAGCTAAATCTTCTAATACAAATGTAAAGTTGTCAGCATCGTCAAGACTATAATATGTTATACCATTGCCGATTCTATCACCATCAGTAATTGGTGTACCATTAATACATAAATCATACCTTGTGACAATTTTCTCACTTTCGGGTCTATTAATAAATAATCTAAGACATTCATTCATTCCTCCTATGGTTGATACACGAATATATGCATTCAATAGTGTTTTTAAGCTCTCGATATCAATAGGAGGAGCTCCTACGGCTGCTCTTGCTATTTCTATTTCTTCTCTATACATGTCAAGTAATTTACTAGGTTGTTCTAATTCACGAATTAATACCTTAAAGCTTTTGCCAGTGTAAGCAGGGTCTAAGTATCCACCTGGTATCTCTATTGTTGGAAATTTACTACTTACATTGCTCATTATATTTTTTTGTGATTGAATATAAGTATCTCCATCAAAACGACCTTCTGTAAATAGCAAATCGATGATTGATGAATTTCCAATGGATTCCTGAATGATGTTACCAGATATCTGTCCCCATAAATCGTTTATAGCTCCCATTTCATTTAAACTGGCCATATCTTTTGTGGACAAAACCATATCTGTTATTACTGAATTTTTTTTTACCCCTCTTGATTCCATTATTGATTTATTATAATCCATTACTTGCAGATGAAAACTATTCGGAGTATCATCTGGATTAAAAAACCATGGTATATCTTGCCCATATTTATTATATATGTCTTTCATTAATCTTTCTCGAAATTCTTTTTCAACTCTTACTTGAACCGCATCCAAATTAGCATCTCCAGGTGTTTTTAAAGCTTTTTTTGCGACTTCTTCCAAAATCTCTATTTTTCCAACAAATGTTTTAGTTGGAGCAAATTCATAGTCTAAAGATTCAGGGCATCTTATTGATATGTAATCCCAAACACGTTTCAAAAAATCACTTTCTCCTTCAAATGGAGCACTTAGTATGTTGAATAATTCTCGGTTTTCTTCCGTAATTTGGTCTGGATAGAACTCATTAATTTCAGCCTCAGTTTTTTTATCGTCAAACCAACCATCTATCCCATCAAATAATTCACTATAATCAACTCCAATTGTTATATTTTTTAAAATTTTCTTTACTCTTTCAGTTTTTGGAGACAAGTCGTGAGTTAATTCTTTGTGGGCCACATTAGTTCCAAAACCATCTGGAACTGTACAATTACCGCCTATTTTATTTGATGCCTTAGTATCAGGTTTAGAAAGTGTAATATAACTTTTAAATTCAACCCTTACCATAGGTTCAATATCATCTTCTAAATGTATTAAAAACTTATTATCCTGGATTCCGATTAATATATTATACAAATATCTAAAAATAGCAAACTTGGTTTGTAAAAAATTTTCATTAAATGTCAGCTGATTTAAATCTCTATACAAATAATCTTTGGCGCTATCAATACTACTACTAATATTACTTTTAATATCATTTAAACCATCATAAATGCTAATTAATTGCATTGTTACAGGTGCTATTAACCCAATATAATTATAAGTATCAATAAATCTAGAAACAGATTCATAATCAAAATGAAAACTATCTTCTGATACAGTATTTGTTTCAGTGTCAGCAATACTGGAACTACTTGAACTTAATGCGCTGCTCATACTCACAGTTGATGGGCTACTCAATTCGGTATCAAAATCATGAACTTCGGTATCAAAATCATGAACTTCGGTATCAAAATCATGAACTTCTGGATATAAAGCTTCATATACAATTAACCAAGAATAAAGTAATTCATAAAAATAACTTAAATCTATATTTATTGGTTTTAAATGTAATAATTGTATTATTTTATATTCAATTGAATTAAGTTGAGTTTGTAATGGTAATTCTTTTTTCAAAGATTGAAACTCATCATCTATTTTTTTTAAAATTTCTTGTTTCAACACTTCTTCATCTATCTCTTCATCCATTTCTTCAACATTTGATTCATTTCCAATATTTTCTTCATTCATTTCTTCAACTTCGGGTAAAGGTTCTCTTTCTTGACGTAAAATTTCCCCCTTCACATCAATCTTATTTTCCGGGTTTATTCCTTGAGGTAAAACAATTTGTTTTACAAAATTTTTATAATCAGCAACATTAGTAACATCAGCATCTTCATAAGAATTGTCGTTATCAGAATCACTATCTCCTCCACCTTCCATATCATCTAGGGTTTTAATGATACTACTACTACTGCTATTATTATTGCTGCTACTGCTACTATTATTGCTGCTACTGCTACTATTATTGCTACTACTGCTACTTAAATCCATTGCTGTATCAATATAATTTATGCCTGCTGCTAATTTGTCATCATCAAGATTAAATCGTTTATCTACTTCGCTAATGTTATCAGAGTTACTTAAAAATTTAAAAAACATATCGGATGAATTATAAGGAAAAACTGTATTGGGATTCATATCAGATTCTGCTACAATAGGAGATGCTACTGCCATAGCATATGATTTCGTAGCAGATTCTGATTTCCTTTTATCTTTTGCTCTCTGACATTTCAAAAATGATATGTAATTAGCTAGCAAGTATGATGTATTAAGTGAAAGAACATTAATTGTAGATGTTTGAGCATCTATCAAATATCCACCAGAAATAAGTTTTTTTTCATAAGCAGTTAATCTATTTTTGTTTATAACAGGACGTGGTGTTGAAGACGACGACGACGACGACGATGCTAACGATGATAACGATGCTTCATCATTTGATACGTTGCCGCGAGGCGAGTTACTAGGCGAGTTACTAGACGAGTTACTAGACAAGTTGCCGCGAGGCGAGTTACTAGACGAGTTGCCGCGAGGCGATTTTGACGTATCAGTATCAGTATCATAATTTGTTCTTTTACTTCTTGTTGTTTCTAGTACATTTACTTTTGTGTTATCTAGTGTCATCATTTCATTTGCGTTTCCTGATGATGATGATGATGATGATGATGATGATGAGCGTTTTTCAATCATATCCATTTTTTTACCCAAAAGCGGTAAATCTAATTCAATTATATCATCTAAGGTTTTAATTTCATTATTAATAAAACTCAAAACCATCTTTAACTGTGAATCAACCTTACTAGAATTGTGAACATTACCATCTTTGTCTGTGATTATAAAAGGCATACCGTTGAATGTATCTATTGTAGGTGTTAATTTTCGACTTCTTATTGCTGATGATAATCCTGTTCCTGTTCCAAATCCTGTTCCTGTTCCAAATCCTGTTCCTGTTCCAAATCCTGTTCCAAATGGTTTCATATACATAGGCATATTTTGATTAATACTACTACTACTCAAGCCATAAGGAACAAACGGACT